TAGGATCAATTTTTGTGATGCTGCTTATCTAGCACCGATAGGTGAAAAGGTTCAAGTCACTGGAGAAGTAGTGACTTGCATACTGTCTCATAAATGGCAGACCTATTACATTACTTTTGTGACTACTGACAACAAAGCCGTGTTGTTTGCTCACAAGAAGCCCTTGCAAGTGGGGAGCAACCTTACCATTAAGGGTTTCGTTAAGGCTCACAATATGCCTGATGGCCGCTATGTTCAGCAGAAAGTTACCCATCTAAACAGGGTAAAAGTCCTAGAGGGCGTGTAAGTCATTGATTTTTAAAGGTTTATAGTGGTTGACTATTTCCGCTAGATCGTTTATTATATCTATACTGAATCACTAGATTGTTGGAGCATTCGATGACTGCACAGGTTCTTATCAAGTTTGGCAAGTATCGTAACTGGACTGTACGCAATCAGACCTTTACTCTTGTCAAGGGTTTTCAGTCTGGCAAGAAGGGTAACTATGTCACGGTGCGTAACGAGGGTAATTTCCCGATCGGCATCGATGTAGTCAAGATCAAGGTTAACCACATTAACGATTACGAGATTACGGGAGGTTCTGTGGCTGAGGTTGTAAATTTCAAGGCTACCGCTGGTAAGGCGGAAACGGATGAGCAGGCTATGGATCGTATCGCTGCCCGATTCGCGGTTCTGGACGAGATGTCCAAGGCGTGCATCAACGGCGAGATCCGCGCTATGATCGTTACGGGCCCTCCGGGTGTAGGCAAGTCGTTTGGTATCGAGCAGCAGCTAGACAAGTCTGCTATGTTTGATAGGCTGTCGGGCAAGCGGGAGCGGTTCAACATCGTCAAGGGCGCGATTTCTGGTATCGGCTTGTTCGCTACCCTGTTCAAGTATTCCGACAAGCGGAACGTCTTGGTGTTCGATGACTGCGACGTTTGGGACGATCAGGATGCTTTGAACATCCTGAAGGGTGCCCTCGACTCTGGCAAGCGCCGTAGGATTTCTTGGAACAAGGAGTCTAATCTGCTCAGGCGCGAGGATGTGCCCGAGTCGTTCGACTTCAACGGTTCGGTGATTTTTATCACTAACTTGGACTTCGGTGATCGTCGCAGCAAGAAGATCAAGGCTCACTTGGACGCGCTACAGTCGCGCTGTCACTTCTTGGATCTGACTATCGACACCGAGCGTGACAAGATGCTCCGCATCAAGCAGGTTCACCGTGATGCCGACGGTGGTCTGTTCAAGGAGTACGGGTTCGACGAGGCTCAGTCTAGCGAGGTCTTGGAGTTCATGTTCAAGAATGCTGCGAAGTTGCGCGAGGTGTCGCTGCGTATGTCGCTCAAGATCGCGGACCTGATCAAGATTTCGCCCAACAACTGGCAGATGCTGGCTGAGGCGACTTGTATGAAGCGGTAATGCTCTGCTAGTGATTCAGCAAGAGCGGGATAGGGGGTAACACCCCTATCCTTTTTTGTTTACTTATTCCTATAAAGATATTATACTTACTAATATGCATACCTTCCAATCATTGCTTATGTACTTTGTAGATGGTGAGATAGATTGTGGTAAAAGAGACTACAATTTTTTTCACAATATATACCAGAGACTGCGTAACGATCAGCCTATAACCACTGCCCAAACTATATTGTTTAGGAGAATACTAGGGAAGTTTCAATACAGTTTCAAGGCAATAAATCTAGATGTTGACCCTAGCAAGGTATATTGGGACAAGGGAGCAAAGATAGTAGAGACCTCTTCTGAGTTTACTGATCCACGCTTCTTTTTTGACAAAGATAAATTATATCTAAAAACTGCTTACAACAGACACTTCATAGAAAAGATGGATAGTCTAGAAGATAATCCTTTCGTATTTGATAAGTCTATAAAGACATATAGTACTAATATAAAAAATATCTCATACGCTATAAGAATGATTTATCCTATACTGAACGAATATTGGAAAAATCTTACCATCGACCCTGCCATAGAAAAGTTGATGCTAGAACATCACTTCTATGATCTAGACAAATACATACGCAAGCCAACATTTAAGAAAATCAATGGTAACTTTTATATCATAGCAGCCAATAAACCATTAATGGATGTACTGGCATCTCATACATTTGAACCCACACTTCCATTCTTGGGAATGCTGACTAAGATGGGTGTGAACATCGATCCCGATGTAGTAGAAAATGATATAGTTAAAAAGATGCTAACTGACTTTAGCTATGAAATTAAGTTTGATATCACTGCTAGCGGAGAAGTTGATCTAGATAAAAACAAAAGCAAAATAGAAGAATTAGAAAAGGTCATAAGTACTATGATAGAGTTTGGTGTAGTAAATTTTTATTCAGAAATAACTACATGGGATGTTAATCAAAAAAATATCACTAAATGTTTGAAAGATGCGATACAAAATAATAATGGATTACTTCATCATAACGACAAATACTTTTACTTATACCGCTCAATTGAGGAAACTATGGGATGCGTGATTAAACGAGATTATCTTCCTAACGCAGACCTCACAATAAATTATATCAAGGATCAATGGCAGATGAGACAAATAAAGCAAAAAAGTGGCACTACATGCTTTGTGATTAACTTGAATGGTTAACAAATGAAACAATGTAAAATTATAGTCAAGGACGAAGTAAACATAAAGATAGAGGGACTGGATCTAGATGCTAGGAAAAAGTTGCTCAAGTCTTTTGAGTACGAAGTTCCTGGTGCTAGATATCTTCCCAGTGTGAGATTAGGTAGATGGAATGGTAAGGTAAGTTATTTTACTTTAGCCGGTAGTTCATACATTAATCTCTTAGATAAGATCATTCCCATTATTGAAGAATATGACTATGACATAGAGTTAGAGGATATCAGAGATTATACCACGACATTTGGTTTCGCGCAAGTGTCCTCAGACTCGGTTTCCGATAAGGTCTGGCCCAGCAAGCATCCACAAGAAGGACAACCTATAGTACTTAGAGATTATCAGGTAGATGTTATTAACAATTTCATTAGCAATCCTCAATGCATTCAAGAGATCGCTACTGGTGCAGGCAAGACTATTATTACCGCTGTTTTATCTAAGACTGTAGAACAATATGGTAGATCGATTGTTATCGTACCCAACAAAAGTCTAGTAGTACAAACCGAACAAGACTATATCAATCTAGGACTTGATGTTGGTGTTTACTTTGGTGACAGGAAAGAATTTAATAAAACTCATACTATTTGCACTTGGCAAAGCCTCAACATCTTATTGAAGAATACTAGATCAGGCGACACAGATGTATCTATCAAAGATTTTATTGATGGCGTAGTATGTGTTATTGTTGATGAAGTACATATGGCCAAAGCAGATGCTTTAAAAACATTGTTGACAGGAGTGATGTCTCACATACCAATCAGATGGGGTCTTACTGGTACTGTACCTAAATCAGACTTTGATAGGATGTCATTGTTAGTTAGTTTAGGACCTGTGATTAATAAGTTAGCCGCATCAGAACTGCAAGACTTGGGTGTGCTAGCAGAGTGTCACGTAAACATAGTACAAATGAGAGATGATGTAGAATTTTCTAATTATCAGAGTGAGTTAAAATATCTATTAGAACATGAACCCAGATTAGATAAGATCGGTTCTTTGATCGAAAAAATAAGTGAGTCAGGTAATACGTTAGTGTTAGTTGATCGCGTTAATGCAGGTAATGAATTGAAGTCTAGATTGAAAGATTCAGTATTCATATCTGGTTCTACTAAGTTAACAGAACGCAAAGAAGAATACGATGAAGTAGCCACTAGCGCAGATAAAATTATTATCGCTACATATGGAGTAGCAGCAGTTGGTATTAACATACCGCGTATATTTAATCTTGTATTGATAGAACCGGGCAAGAGTTTTGTGAGAGTGATTCAAAGTATAGGACGCGGAATCAGGAAAGCCGAAGATAAAGATTTTGTGACGATATGGGATATTACTAGCAGTTGCAAATTTGCCAAACGACATCTAACACAACGCAAAGCATATTATAAGGAAGCACATTATCCATTTACTATTGAAAAACTTGACTATTAAATTTTTAAATGATAAGATATTTCAATGAGAATATTAACAATAGAAGATCAACCTTATAATTTAGAAACAGTACCTGATGAGATAGATGATCTAAGATTTGCGATTCTAGATAATTCTAATCCTCAAAACGTAGACTATTATTTTATCCCGCTCATATTCTTAGAGTCTTTTAACTCTGCGGCTTTAGTATTAAGGATAGGCGATAGCATCTTAAAGATGCCTATAGATTGGCAGATACTGATTGGTGAGAAAGATCACGGTGATCTTGAAACTTTGCCCTTATCTAGTTTAAATGATAGGGGGTTTTCTGCTTTTGAATTCAATCCAAGAAGTTCATTCGCGCCCACTTTCCAGTCTATAGAAATCTTAGATGTATATCACGATGTTACATGGTATTGTCCTAGACTCAGGAACGGACAATTCTTGTGCGTGCCTATAGAAGATAAACCTAATCCTAAATGCGTTTATTTCGTTAAAGATATCAGCAGGAATTGTGAAGTAGTAGACTACAATCAGGTTTTTTAATAGCATGAAATATGGAATAAAAGTTCCGTTTCTAGATGATGAATATCTATGGGCGACACAGGGTGACAGTAAGTTTCATCTCAAGCCCATACTTTTTGAAAATAAAAAGGAAGCGGAAGACTACGCCTTGAATGTATGGGGAGAAAATGCTATAGTAGAAGAGTATGACGAAAACAAAGACTACTCCTGACGAAAAATTAGAAAAGCAAGACTTTGACTTGTTTGATGCCTTAGCGGCCATCGACAAGAAAGATTATGGATATTATGACAGGCTAAGTGAAGAACAGAAAAGAAAATTCAGTCCATATATGATGCTGATGTGGGCTAGTATGGTAAAAGGTTCTAAGGATCTACAATCATATTATGTTCAAAGTACTTCGCACTATGCAAACAAGTACGTGTTTAATGAATCAGTAAGCAATCATCCTAAATTGCAATGGTTGATGCTTTGTTCTGCAAGTCCGGGCATTGGTAAACAGATGAGAAACTGGATACCAAACATAGGCCCTTCTATAGTTAAATTAAAGACTAAGGCTAAGGTATCAGATGTCAAAGATTACTTTAGAAAAGTGTATCCCGGCGCTACGCAATCAGAAGTAGATCAAGTCGCTAAAACTTTCGTAGCAGAGCAGAATCGTAAAACATATCTGGCCAGCATTTATAAAGATATGAAATTGTCAGACATAGAGGTATTGAATGGTCTTATTACAGACGCCGACATCAAGCAATATGAAAAAGAAAGCGGTAATTAAGAAAGAGAAATTTGCTTGTGACTTTTGTGGTAGAGAATTTGCTAGAGAGACTTCTCTGGGCAAGCACCTGTGTGAGACTAAACGCAGGATCAATGATCAAGAAAGCAGGGGTAACCAGATAGGATTTCAAGCGTGGTTAGATTTCTATAAGAAAAATACCGCGACAAAGAAAAAGCGCACTTATCTAGATTTCGCTAAGAGTGCTTATTATATCGCTTTTGTTAAGTTTGGCAACTACTGTTTAAATGTTCAAGTAATGAATGTATCTAGATACATAGATTTCTTGTTGAAAGAACAAATTAGTATAGACCATTGGGCTAAAGACAGTTCATATACTAAATTTATAATATGGTATTCTAGGGAAGAAGATCCCTTAGATGCTATCGCTAGAAGTATAGAATATACTATATCATTATCTCAAGAAGAAGGTATACAAACTAAAGATTGTTTGAGATATGGTAACAGGAATAAAATCTGCTATGCTGTCACTACAGGAAAGATCAGTCCTTGGATGTTATATCATAGTCAGTCAGGACTTGAATTCATACAAAGTCTAGATCATACTCAGCAAAAGATGATCTTGGAATATATCGATCCAGAAAAGTGGGCTATCAAATTTCACAAGAGTAAAAATATACTTAGTGAAGTAAAAGAACTGTTATCAGCAGGGGGATACTAATGATCAAATACACTAGAATGGATCATAGATACACGGGACATCCTCATTTCAAATACATTGTTGACATTGATACAAATGTGATACCTATGCAAGTCAGGAAGTATAATAAATTCTTAGAAATAAGAGATTGGTGTACTTCTACTTGGGGTAAGAGTTGCGAACGAAATATGTATTTGGATTACTATTGGTGGAAAATAAGATCACCCAGTATGTATCAAGAACACCCGCCTCCATATGAATTATCAGAAAACTGGTGCTGGTATACTGAAGAATATAAATTTAGATTTTATCTGAAAAGTAGCCAAGAGTTGCATTGGATGTTGTTAAGATTTGAAGAAGTGATCGATTAATGGCATCGGACATAATGATAGACATGGAAACGCTGGATACTAATCCTTATTGTGTTATACTCACGATAGGATTAGTTAGGTTCGATCCATATGGCAAGGGAATAGCAGAAACACTAGAACTAAGACCTACTATAGAAGAGCAAACAAACCAATACAATAGACTAATCAACGAAGATACTTTAAGATGGTGGAGTGAGCAATCTGTTGAAGCACAAGAAGAAGCATTGTCAGACAGAGACAGGATCTCTTTCAAAGATTGCATGGAAAAATTATATAAATTTTGTTGGAATAAAAGAGCAGTATGGAGTAACGGTGCCGCTTTTGACGTTGTAGTAGCAGAAACTGCCTTAACGCAATTAGATATGCGTATACCTTGGCCTTTTTATACTGTTAGAGATACTAGGACTTTATATGAGATAGCCGGAGTGAAGTTACAAAGTAGAAAAAATAAGACAACACATAAAGCCTTAGATGACGCGATAAGACAAGCAGAAGTAGTGCAAGAAGCATATAAAAAACTTGGTCTTACTAAATGAATGAAGATGTGAGGATAATACGTAGGCATATCTTACCCTATGGTAAACATGAACAAATGATAAAATGGTTATCGGAAAATATACAAGAAAGTTATTACTCTAACGGAGACGCATATAATAGTAGTAGCGTTAGTCAGTTTATTGAGTGGCGTAGTAAAGATACTAGAAGTTGGGTGTTTAGAGTATTTAGTAGTCCCCAAACAGGTTCTCGCATTAGTTCTGTCAAATGTTCAGTAGAAATATTTGACCCACAAAAAGAATTACAATTTTTATTATTATGGCAATAAAATTTAATAGCGATATTGACGTTGACTTAGGTGACAGAGATAAATTGTTATCTTTGATCAAGCACATACCTGCTAGTATCAGAAATAAAGAAGTACGTAAACATAACACAGGTATCTATATAACTGAGATACCTTATGATCCTGAAAATCATATGTCTGCGATAGACTATAAAGAAGCAGAAGATAGGAACTATTTCAAATTAGATTTGCTGAACGTACACATTTATAATCAAGTAAGAGGTGAACAACACTTGATAGAACTAATGCGAGAACCTGATTGGGATAAATTGAACGACCGAAGTTTCGTGAAAAAATTAATTCATCTAGGTAATCATTATGATTCGATACAAAGAATGCCCGAGCCAATAAATAGTATACCAAGACTAGCGATGTTCTTGGCTATCATCAGACCGGGTAAGAAGCACTTGATAGGCCTGCCCTGGAAAGATGTAGCACTTACAGTATGGGATAAAAATGAAGAAGGCTATGTGTTTAAGAAAAGTCATTCACTTGCTTATGCACAATTGGTAGTTGTTCACATGAACTTGTTAGGAGAAGAGAATGGAATTACATTTACTTGAAGAAAATGATCCACTACTAAAACAAATAGCAGAACCGTGGGACTTTGAGAAAGACGGAGATCCCAACGAGTTAATCAGAGAAATGGTAAAGTTAATGTTTGCTAGTCAAGGTATAGGTCTCGCTGCGACACAATGTGGCATACTCAAAAGAGTATTAGTCATGGGAAATGATGACTATCTAGTTGCTTGTATAAATCCTGAGATTGTAGAATTTGGTGAAGAGATATTAATGGGTGACGAGGGCTGTCTTAGTTTTCCCGATCTATGGTTAAAAGTCAAACGCCCAGTCAATGTCAAAGTAAAGTATCATGACATAGATGGGGTGTTAGTAGAAAAAGAATTTACCGGAATGTCTAGTAGAGTATTTCAACATGAACTAGATCACTTGAATGGTATAACTTTTGACACTAAAGTAGGTGAACTATCTCTACAAATGGCTAAGGACAAGAGGAAAAAGAGGAAAAAGAAATTCAATCAAATGTAATTTTTCTCTCTTATAAATTTAGCCATTTCATCTGCTATGACTCTATACCCTTTTATTGTAGGATGAGTACCTTCATCATTAGTTAAATATTCTGAATGTGTTTTTAGATTATTTGGGTTATAAAAACTATCATATTCTCTCCATCTTTCTAAATCTAGTTTGTCATTATCTGGTCTGCAATAACTATCTAATCTTACTAATTCTTGCACAAACGAAATGTATTCTGTGTTGTTATGAAGATAGCAACTCCAGTCAAATTTGTCGTAAAGTGGCCCTGTGTGCTGGTTAATCCATTCTGGATAAGATTCCTGCCCATTGTAAAAAGCGTTGGCTACTATTAATTTCATGTTTCTGGCTTTTGCTATATCTTGCAAAACTAGTAAATTAATTAAATCTGATCTAGCTAAAGCAGGATCACTAAATGTGTCCATTAAAGCACTATAATATAGGCCTAAATTACTCCATTTACGATGATGAAAAAAATTAGAAGAGTAATGGTCAGGTTCTTTGTTATTTCCTAGCTTGCCATTTAGTAAACTTTTTCTATCAGCACCAGATAGTAATAAAATTATTATACCTTCACAATTAGTTAGATCATAATTATCTACGAAGTATAATTGTTTAACTGCTGCTTCATTTCCGATACCCTTTACTCCTAAATTAATTGATGTATAATCTGGAAAATGATACTTACATAATTGATTGACCCAACTATTTTCTAATTCATGTATCCTTAAACAATAATCAGATTCGGGTTGCCCGGGTTTCCCTCGCCACTGAGTGCGTCCTCCCCATGCTTCAACTATTTCTTTAGGATAGCCACCTTCACCTTGAGTCCAACTATCTCCTAATCCTATGATATATTTTTTCACGTTTAGTCCATCTTTTTAATTAAGGTAACGCTTTTCCTTTTGGACTTCTTTTTGTTGAGTTCTGACAGACTAACTACGGGTCCGTGTATTATCAATAAATTTTTGTTATTAAATGTTTTTAGATAAGGTCTGAATATAACCCATTCTTCACGTAGAAACAGATTTATAGGAACTAATCTATTACTTTCCCACCACCATACTTCTCCTAGTTCTAAGAATCTAGCCTTGACTACAGGATCAGCGATACAACCATAGTCATAAAAAGAAGTACAATTGTCATCACGATTCTGCACTATACCAACATAATCTTGATTGGCGTAGGATACTACCGTGATAAAAGGGTGATTTTCACTTAACTTTTTGAAGAAATCTTTTGTTGCCATTTACAGAGTTTATTTACACTTTTTCACCCATATTAATATTTTAGTTTATACTAAATACTACAAGGAGCATCAAATTGTGTACGCTACTTCAGTTTTTTACTATATACCAAGACAACTTGTCGTTTTTCAGACAGGTAACTCAGTAAGGAAATATATGCCAGTATATGCTAAACCATTAACTTTACACAAAGGTGTAGATAATCAGATACAGTTTCAATTTTTGAATCAAGAGCAAAAGCCTGTAGATATCACAGGCAAAAGTATAGTATGCAGGATTCTTAATTTTGAGGGTACAGAGATATTGTTGAGCAAAGTACTAGATTTGGTATTACCTGCTACGGGTATATCAGTACTAAAAGTGTCTCCTTCTGATCTAGAAGATATCTCAGCACAGAAATGCTACTATTCATTAGAGATACCAGTAGGATCTTTTGACTATCCTGTGTTCGTAGATCAGAACGCAGGTGCTAGGGGTAAGATAGACATAGTAGATAGCGTATTACCAAGTTTCGTACCTTCGCAAGAAGTCACTATACCAACTGGTCAACCCTTTCCTAACTTGTCTTCTAACACACTACCCAATGCTAACACTTACTATAGTTCTATTATTAATACAGAAGACAACCCAGTACTAACTATCCAGACTAACTTGGATGAATATAACGGGAACATCACTATTCAAGGCAGCACTATCCCAGATGCTGACTGGTATGACATTACTACAGCAGAATATAGTAATTCTAGTAACACATATGGATACACTATTACTGGCTTCCATCCATATGTAAGACTAGAATTTATTAGTGATCAGGGTTCAGTAACTAAGATACTGGCTAGATAGTACTTTACTTTACGCTTTTTCCTGTTATAATTAATAGATGCTTGACATACTGTCTATTATTCCGGGCAAGAAAAAAGTTACTCAGGGAGGCTGGCATTCTTTTAATGCTGTGTGTTGCCATCACAGGGGACACAGACCTGACAAGAGACAACGTGCTGGAATCAAGTTTGTAGATGAACACAACTGGAACATGAACTGTTTCAATTGTGGTTTCAGGTGCGGATTTAGTTTGGGAAGAACTATTACTAGAAACACTAGACAACTATTATTATGGTGTGGTATAGATGAAAGTCAGATTAATCGCTGGAACTTAGAAAGTTTACAGCAACGAGATTTGTTAGAAGTCATACAGCACAAGAAACGCAAAAAGGCAAAAGTAAAATTCAAAGAAATGCCTTTGCCTGAAGCAGAATTGCTAGACTATTCGGATCTACGTCATAAGAAATATTCTGATTACGTAAAATCTAGGAAAGTCTCTAACTATCCTATACTAGTTACTCCCAATGAAACAGGTCGTAATAGTAATAGAGTGATAATACCCTTTACTTATAACAATATCGTAGTAGGACATACTAGCAGATTCTTAGATGACAGGAAACCTAAATTTATATCCGAGCAACAATCAGGCTATGTGTTTGGATATGATTTACAAAAGCCTGACTGGTCTTTTTGTGTAGTAGTAGAAGGTATATTTGATGCTTTATCTATCAGTGGTTGCGCTTTGACTGGTGCAGATATTAGCGACACGCAAGCACAGATATTAATGAACCTTAATAGGAAAATCATTGTAGTACCTGATCAGGATTCTACTGGGTTGAAGATCATAGACAAAGCATTACAGTATGGATTTTATGTGAGTTTACCTGAATGGAACGCTAAAGACGTTAATGAAGCAGTAATAAAATACGGTAAAGTTGCTACTTTACTAAGTATTATTCAATCTGCTACAAACAACAAGATAAAGATAGAAATGAAGAGGAAGAAACTTGAAAGAGTATAATACAGAAGTACAAGAACTGTTTTTGAGGATGATGGTAACCAACGCAGAGTTATACACTAGGGTAATGAACATAGTAAACCCAAGCAACTTTGACAAGAGATTGAGACCTGCGGCAGAATTTATTGTAGATCACGCTAAGAAATATAACGTGATGCCTGAACCATTACAGATCAAAGCAGTTGCTAACATCGATATAGAACTTATACAAGAATTAGATGAGGGTCACTATGAATGGTTCTTAGAAGAATTTGAATCGTTTACTAGGCGTCAAGAATTAGAGCGGGCGATATTAAAGTCTGCTGACTTGTTAGAAAAAGGTGAATATGATCCTGTAGAAAAATTGATTAAAGACGCAGTACAGATCAGTTTACAAAAAGACATGGGCACAGACTACTTCGCAGACCCTAAAGGACGATTAATGTTACTCAAGTCTAACAATGGACAGAATTCTACAGGTTGGCCTTCGTTAGATGAGAAATTATATGGTGGATTCAACAGGGGAGAACTCAATATCTATGCAGGTGGTTCTGGTGCAGGTAAGTCTTTGTTCTTGCAGAATCACGCAGTTAACTGGGTACAAGCGGGACTGTGCGGAGCATATATCACTCTAGAACTTAGTGAAGGACTATGTTCTATGAGAATTGACTCTATGATGACTGATACTAACAGCAGGGAAATTTTTAAGAACATAGACAACATAGAAATGAAAGTTAAGATGTTGGCTAAGAAAGCAGGTAAATTTCAAATCAAATATATGCCTGCACAAAGCACAGTAAATGACATCAGGGCTTATTGTAAAGAACTGCAAATCAAGAATGCTATGAAAATAGACTTCTTATGTATAGATTATCTAGACTTGTTGATGCCAGTAACCGCTAAAGTAAGTCCAAATGATCTTTTCGTTAAAGACAAATATGTATCAGAAGAACTCAGGAATCTGTCAAAAGAACTAAACATACTACTAGTGACAGCATCACAGTTAAATAGGTCTGCTGTAGAAGAGATAGAATTTGATCATAGTCATATCTCGGGAGGTATCAGTAAGATCAACACAGCAGATAACGTGTTTGGTATCTTTACTTCTAGGTCTATGCGTGAACGCGGATTGTATCAAATTCAGTTGATGAAAACTAGGTCTAGTTCTGGGGTAGGAACTAAGATAGAATTAGCATTTGATGTAGGAACTTTAAGAATCACAGATCCTGGTAAGACAGAATCTTCGATATCTACATCTGAAGAGATCATGAATAAGATAAAAACTGTAACTCAGATCCAGCAATCTGAGATTACTGATATAGAAGAAATTCCTAAGATCAGCGCAGATATTCAAAGTACAAAACTCAAGGCCCTGCTTAATTCTTTAAAGAAATAATCCTCAAAGTCTGATAAATACTTCAGTGGATCTTTATTATGCAAAAGAAAACTAGAAGTTTATTAGAAGAATTAGAATTAATAGGTGCTAAAAGAGACATCAAGCATGTCGTAGAAAACCGCGCCAACAATATCATTACCAGTGCCATAAATTTATTAGAACTAATGCAGCGGCACTATGATCAAGAAACTGTTGAAATACTAGAAAAGAAATTACTTAATGCGGTTAAAAACAGAGACCCTGTTAAATTCTCTAAACATCTCAAAAGGATCGAAAAATTATGAGACATACAGAGATATTAAAAGAATTAGACATTGCTGGCGTGGGACAAGCTGCTGCCGCGCCTACACAAGATATATCAGATCGGGAAGGTGACGAAAGAAGACGCCAACAAAAAGAGCGTGGTTTCGGCTATAACATATTTGTTGCTGATTTTATGGATAAAGTCAGAAAAATGCTTGATGCTAAACTTCAAGAACAACCCCCCGGAGGTGGAGCCCCAGCCCCAACGCCGCCACCAACTGGTGGAACAGAACCAGCACCAACGCCACCACCAACTGGTGGAACAGAACCAGCACCAACGCCACCACCAACTGGTGGAACAGCCCCTGGACCAGCAGGTAGACCACAGCAGCCTGTAATTGATCAACAAATGGGTGCTATAACTTCTCAGATGAGAAATTTGCAATCAACAGCAGGTAAAAAACCAGTACCACCCACTTCTAAAATAGCTAAAGAGATTGCTGCTGATATGGACAAAGTTGCTTTGAATAAAGACTACTTCGTGAATACTGGTACTAGAATTTTGAAGTTAGCCAATGCTGGATATGATGTAACAAATTATCATAAACAATTCATGGCTCAGGCACTAAAAGGTAAGAAAGATGCAACTATACAAGAACAAAGATTAGCATTCATTTATCTAAAACTACTAAACGAAACTTCAATATTAGCAGAACTAAGACAAGCAGGATACAACCCTGTACATATATTTAAAGTAGTATCTAAGAAATTAAATGAAACCAGATCATTTATTCAAGCAACAGATATTTTATTAGAATCATATCCATATGATGTTAATGAACTGTTAATGGAAGTAGGTTTCATTCAAGGTGCCAAAAATTTACTTGGAATAGCACCTAAAAATCTACCAACTACTAGGGTACAACCTGGCCAACCGGGCGTTGGCACATGGCCACCGGAAAAAATAGAAGAATATTTGTTAGCAAATTTACCTAGAGTACTTAGATTAGATCAAACAGCGTGGGGTAAAGGGTTGACCCAGAGAGTACAAGGAGCCAATGGTACGAAAAGTATGGCTGATTTAATCAAAGACTTGTCTAAAGAGTATGCCCAAGACAGGGGAGCTAAAACACTCCCGCAATTAGCACAAGCGGCTTACGCTATAAGCCAAGTATCACCTGAAGAACAAGCACAAGCAAGATACGGTGGTGCATCTGGTGGCGGAACAGCGGCAGCAGGTGCTGCTGGGGCAGGTGCTGCTGGGGCAGGTGCTGCTGGGGCAGGTGCTGCTGGGGCAGGTGCTGCTGGGGCAGGTGCTGCCCGTTTGGGTAGTGTAGACGAAATAGTACGAAATGCCGAACGCCGTCCAGGAGAAGCGGCGGCGGCTATTACCAAAATTTTGGGTAGTATGAACGAATACGAGAGATCAGACCTTATAAGAAAACTAACCGGTTCGAGATGATAGAAGATTTTCAACACTTCAGAAATATATTTGATAATATAGTATTATCAGAAGCATTCAAAGGAGGACATGCTCCACATCCTGAAGACGATGTTGTATTATCAGGTACTGCTGGAGTTCGTTCTGCTCTTGAATCTATATCAAAAACACTAAAACAACCTGAAACAATCACTATCAAATGGGATGGATATCCTGCTCTTATTTTTGGTAGGGGCACTAATAAAAAATTTAGCATTTCTGACAAACACATGTTTAATAAAAAAGATGGATCAGGTGCCCGCATATACAGTCCAGAAGAATTTTTACAGTATGATGCTGCGAGGGGAGCAGACAGGGGCGAATTAACACAAGTGATTGCTAACATATGGAAACCACTTGAAGATGCTTCTTCAGGTACTAGTGGATATTTCTGGGGCGATTTACTTTTCTCTAAACCACTCAAACCAATCGATGGATACTTTGTGTTCAAGGCTAACCCTAACGGTATTACTTACAAGATACAAGCAGACAGCGATATAGGAAAATTGATTCAAGATAAGCAAGCAGGAATAGCAGTGCATCAAATTTTAGATCCAAATGTTTTTGATGAAGTAGTGCAAACAAATACTGAATTAAGAGCAACTGATCCTAGAGCAAAACAAATAGCAGCAACTGATTTAGCAAGATCATTAAATGGTAAATTAGGCGGTTTAAAAAACAACTCATCAGTAGCAGTATTACCTAGCGCGATGCCCTACACACCAAAAATCAAACAACCTAAAGAAGAGATCAATCAAGTAAAAGCAGCATTAAGCAAATATGGAAAAGCGTTAGATGATTTCTTGAGTAATCCTCCAGGAGCTGGCTTCAAAAGCGACATATTAGTTTATTTCAACAAGAAAATAGTATCAGGTAATTTGCAAAATCTAATGAAAGATTTCTATACTTTCTGGCAAGACAGAAAAATGACCGATTCTATGAAGAAAAAAGTAGAAGCACACTTAGAGCAGCACAAAGAAGGTGTGATAGCATTGCTTACCATCTGGAGCGCGATGTATAATCTTAAAATGGCAGTGTATTCTTCTATGGATGAAGCAGCCAAGCAAAGTCCAGTCCAGGGATATCTAGATAATGGTACTCAAAGTCAAGAAGGTTACGTAGCAAACGGTTACAAATACGTAGATAGGCTAGGATTCTCAAGACAAAACCTAGCAAATAGATAACCCAAACCAGCATTTTTTTATCGCAGGCATAAATAATAGTAGATCCCTCGAGGATCAATTACAAAAGGAGATAAGAAAATGGCAGAATTTACAAGAGTTTCCGGCGACCTCAAGGGCGTAATGAACTATGACGTAGCCGACTACACAAACAGCGGTGTTAATGCTGTAACTTCAGCAGAAACAGTTCAACCACAGGGTCCAAAGTTGGACTTCTTCACAGCAACTGCAAATGGCGCACTAACAACTACTCAGGTTGCCGCAGGCGTTCAGGCAATTCAGCAGTTAGCAACTATCCACATCTATGAGTACACAGACGCTTCTAATGACACATTAGCATTTGCTGTATACCCAACTGGTGCATGGACAACTGCTGGTCTAGTAGCAGCACTAGAAGATGCAGGTTGGGCCAATGCCGTAACTGTTGCAGCATCAGCAACTTTCACTAATTAATAATTAGTTTTAGTTAAGTGATAAAAGGCCCGGGAATTATTTCCCGGGTTTTTATTTGTACTTAAATACTGCATGGAAAATCTGATACGTTGCTATACTATGTTTGATATCACACCTACTGGTGTAGCAACTAGATCAAAACCCAAGGAAAACGTAGATTTTAATCAATGGACTGTTACTAGAAATCAACAAGCCAATTTTGATACTATAATACAAGTAATTTCTTTACGAACTCAACCAGACATCATACGAAATCCTGAGTCAACGAAATTCAATTCAAAATATTTTGGAAATCAATATGAAGACGGAGATTATAAGATGTGGTATTTTGATTTCATAGTGCATCACAACGAGATATATACTGATGGAAATGAAAAATTTGGTAAACTCTATTACGATTTTGAATCTATACCTATGATACTCATAAACACAGAGCATAGACAATTAGGAAATTTGATAGACATAAGCAACCAACATAGAAACATTTATTTTAAAGAGTTAGGAAATGAGTAATTCTATAGACAGTATAGTTAATAAAGAATTTTTTAAAAATATAGAAGATATTATCATCATGCCCAATAGTAAGGGAGGCTATGACATTTTCAACAAATATAGATTAATCAAGTCAAGCAAAGACATTTCTATATACGATTCTAGCCAAGAAAAATATTACAGATTTAATTATTTAAAAAATGCTCTTGTATGGTGTATATTAGACAAGCACTTTTTGATCGTAGATTCTAAACGTTTACAAGAGTTAGATATTACGCTGGCCAGTCTAAATACTACTATAGAACATCAAAATAAAATAATATCAAAAAAGAACAAGCAAGATAAAGAAATACTAAGGGCAAAGATCAGAGAAAATATACACAAGAGGGCATTAGTGATAGAAGAATGCCAGACGCTAGAACTTAGGGCTAGAATTTTACAGTCCAAAAAGTTTGATAAAAGATAAATATATATTATAAACTGGGATAAATTTATGAATTTAAAACATTTTGACAAAAAGAATACAGCCAAACAAGCACTCAAAGAACACTTTGAGGTCAAGTTTGATCCTAGCAAGTTAAATAGGATGCAGACTCAACATTACTTGACCAAAGTAAGAAAGTTGATTTCTGAAGCAAAGAAAGATCCTGCTTCTTATTACAACAATCTCAAGAAAGATAGTTATCTACGCTTGATGTTTATGGAACAGGCTCTAGTAGAACATGCCAAGACTTTAAAGAAGCCAAGAATCGTATTAGAAAATACTGAGGTAGATAAGTCTCAAGCAATTCTTGCTGCTCAAGATATGGTTGATTCTATACAGAAAATGTTAGAAGACACTAGCGAAATGTTAGTTAAAGAACTACCAGCACTAGTTGATGCTATTCAGTCTGACATAGGTGTGAATGAAAGTACCCAGTTCAATCAAGCAGCACAACAGGCTCTTAACGCTTTGTCACAATCACTAACTCAGGC